TTCAGGACCAAAATCAAAGTCTTCTAATTCTCTAGGTAACTCATAATCAGAGACTAAAGTTTTATATGGTTTAGGTGCTATTGGTAGAGTTCCAGGATCTAGCATTAAGTTTGCATAAGCATTCTTATCTGCTATTTCTTTTTTTAAATCTATATTTAAATTTGCAGATCTAGTATTATATTGAGCACTCATTAATGATTCTGCTAATGCAGATTGAGTTCTACCTAAACTAGCTAATGTAGCTTGTACCACTTTACCCGCACTTCTTCCACTACCACCTGTAACTCTAGCCTTACCTTCTGCTGATAGTTGTTTTAATATTGCATCCTGATTTTGAAATATTAATTTCTGAGTAGTTTCTCTTAATGCTCTTTGTTGGCTTTGTTTTGCAAGACCAGCTCCAAGTTCATTAAAAGCTACTTGACTTTTATATAATTCTTGAGATTTTTTAAACTGATTATTTAAAGATTCCTGTTGCTTATTCCTAATCTGCATTCCATAGTTATAGGAATCTAAAGCATTAGCATCTTTATATTTAGCTAGTTTTATTTCGTTGGCTTGTTTAGTCTCAATACCTCTTACGATTTCATCCCAGTCGGCTTGCGCTTTCTCGACACGCATGTCATAGCCTTCCATGTCGTAGTCATATTGAGCCTTAGCCTGTTGGTTATATCTAGCATTAGCAGCATTTTGGGATGATTTATTTGAAGCAAATCCTAAAACTGTACTAGCAATTCCTATTGTTGCTGATAACGGATCTATTGCCATATCTATGTCCTCCTATAAAAACGTGGTGTGTAATGTCCTTCCCACATCATTGAATTTAAGGAGACAGGATAAGGTGAGTCATTAAAAATTCTTAATTGGAAATTCTTAGATCTTTGATGTATTGGAATAGTAAATACTGATTGCTCTTCAAGCGGTACATCATCAGCTAAATAAAAATTAGCTTCTTGTATTGGATTTAAGTTATACCATTCATCTGTATAAATAAGAATTACATCTCCATTTGCTGGAGCAGAATTAAATCTTATTTGAGTATCACTTAAAAACGTAAAGGCTGTAGTAACAACATTATTTATCTTTATTTTTATTTCATCTCTATCTATATTATTTATATCTCCTTTAGTCCAGTTAAAATCTGTTGTTGATCCATCCCCTGTATAAGTTTTAGATCCAGTTAATCTACCTTTAGAATATAATTTAAACGACATTAAGCCAGATAAACCAACAGCAAACTTCATTCTTGAAACCACCAATGAAGCAGTAAAATCACTTGCTGATCCTTGTTGATTTAGTTGCATATAAATCTTTGGCAAAATAATATTAAAATCATATTTAAAACCTACGATTACATTATTTGCAACGCTAGTTAAATCTTGATTTGGTACTTTAAAATAAGCATTAGATCCATCTATTACATATTCAGGTGTCATCGTAAAACCTGATTGAACAAACGTACCGGCAGCAGTACTACCAGAAATAACTAATACTGGTGTTAAATTATTTAAATCTGTCCAATTTGTCAGACTATAAGGTAAAAAACATTTACTAAAATTACCTGCTGAATCATATGTAACTGAACTAGCAGCTGCATACATATCCATACAAGGGTTAACTTTTTGACCTTGGTTATTTACTATAATTGCTTGTTCTGGACTTTGACTTAAGGCAGCTTGTACTAACACAGCATTATTGTTTAAAAAACACACTGCATACATATCATCTTCATCGATAGCAGTTGTTTGTACAGTCCCAGGAAGTTCCCAGTTAAACCAAGCTTCTAATAAATTCTCTTTACCATCACTATATGTTCTAAAAAAGTAAATATATTTTGACTCATTACCACTTAGTGTAAGTAATTTATTTTGTACACTTGTATTTAAAGTAGTTACATTAGCTGGTATCCATTCCTTAACAACTCTACTTACGTCTATAACAGTCGGTTGTTGTTGAATACCTTTTGGTTGCATTGAAAAAACTCTGGTGTAACTAGGAGTTTTAGTAAGAAAATTTATAATGTCTCCTGTCTGAATAGGATTAATCGTAGGTTCCATTTCATAGTTACTAATACTTTTAATAACTGTTAAACCTGGAGTTAATACCCCTGTGTCAGAAAACATTAGAAATTGTTCTTTACCACTAAACAAGAATAATCCCGCAGCAGTTGGTATGACTGCATGTAGTGCAGCTGGTCTAATAGATGAACAACTTAAATCAACAGGATCTGCTTCAGTAATTATCTGTGCAGAAGTATGATAAAAATTAAAGAACTCTCCAGCTTGACTCATAGAAACATTATCAGTTGCTAAGAAACCAAGTCTGTTGTTATAGAAAAAAGAATCTTGTATTTTTTTACCTACAAAACTGGGATGACTATTAGTCACATCATCTCCAACTAATCGTTCTTTATAATCAGCTCTTCTAAAAGTAAATGCATTTGTTCCTGTATTAATTAATTCATGAGGCATTGTTGAAGCATCTAAACCAGAAGAAACGCTAGGATCTCTTCCTTCTTCCCAATGTCCTCTACCTGATACACCATCATCAGCAATAAATTTTGCAAAGTAAGTATCGGCTGTTGAATTTGTATTTAATATTTTTACTACGTGATTATGAAAAGCTTGAGCTGGTAGTTGAGAAACATTATCTACCTGATCTTGAAACACTGCTAATTTATTATTAGCTGCTCCACCTTTACAGGTGACAGTAAAAGCAGTTCTAGTTCCACCAACTATTCTTTCTAACTGTAATCCACCAAGAAATTTAGTAACGACTAAACCTGAAATACTAAAAGCATCAATCCCGTTTTTAAGGGTAGTTAATAAACCATCATAAGTTTCGGTAGAACCTGTTGTTGTTGAAAATGTTTGATCTGAAGCTCCTCCTCCAGCATTAATGGTTACTGAATATGGGGAAGAAACCGCAGTATCTGTCAAAATCAATGTAGCTCTTGTATTTTCTACAAACGTTGGATCAGCAATTTTAGAAACAGTCTTTGCAATATTAGTGACAATTGTGGTGTCTTGTATTGTTGTTAGTTTGTAATTATTAAGAGGGATAGTTTGCTCTAAATATGTTTGACAAGATGTCCCACTATAACTGGTATAAGTTACAGTACACGCAGTACCAGTAGCTGCGTTCCAAATATAAATACTTCCATTAGTGTTACCAACTTTTTTAGTAACACACCCTACATATTTTTCATCTTCATCTCTAGCAATGAAAAACCATTTAGCAGTTTGTAATGTTGCTGTAGTTAAATTATTTCCACTTGTATCTTTTAAAGTTTGTAGAAATTTAAATCCAGGTCTTTTAGTTAAACCAAAAGTAGGATCAGGATAACCATTCAGACACTCACGAACTTGACCAGGAAGTTTCTTATCGTCAGTTTGTCTGGATACGCCACCTAGAAAATTGTTAATTCGTTGAGTAACTGATGCCATTATCGTATTAAAGCTATATAAGGTTTGTAGCTGCTATATTTTCTGTTGTTAGTTGTAGTACCAAAGAATGTATAGTCACCTTGATTACATTCATATTCCATAGCCATAGCTCTCATATAAGATTCTTTTTGTTGAAGCATCTGATATTGAGTACTATCTCCAATAATTCTGGTTGAAGTTATTGCAGCAGCTCTAGCTGTTATGTAATCTTTTATAGGTTGTGGTAAATCTACCCAGTCAAAAAACCAAGTAACATCACAGTCAACAGTATCTGCTGTAAATTTATAAGTATGATTTTGTTTGTCATACAATTTGCCACTTCTTCTAATAACATCAGTAGTAGCATTAGCAAGATTCTCTGTTAAATCTATTTGTAAAATATTATTTGGTATTAGTATTTCGTTGTTATCATCAGGTGTGAATCCATAATGATATTCCTTATTAAAACTCCAGCCTTCAGATTGGATTTCTCTAGATACTTCTAATAAAGTATCGTATGCAATCGCAACGTCAGGGTTGGTTTGATCCAAAGTGGTCGCTGGAGCTTGACCACAAGACGCTAATATTTGGTTTACTGCTGGCAGTTCAGTAACTGCGTTAGTGGTAGGAAAAGCCATATTTATAAATAAAAAAAAAGGGAGCCATATAGACTCCCATGTGTGTATAAAAAATTAATTTTATGTGAAACTTGCGTTAGAAACAGCAGTGTTATTGAAGTTAGAAGAAACGTCAATACCAGCAACTAGTTCTACAGCAGCAGCAGGATTTAAGAAATCTGCACCCATAGCTAGACGACCTAAGATTACGTCTCCTTGGTAAACCACAGAAACGTCACCTGAAGTTACCTGTACTTGAGGTCCGATTGCTTCTACTACACCAGCAGCTTCTTTCTGGAAAATCAAACCACAGCTATTAGCAAACTTAGCAGCTGTACCATAGTTGTTGATTGTTTTCTGAGTGTTACTGTTTGAAGGTGTTAGCTTAGAATCTTGATCACCCATTGCTTCACCAACAAAACTTCCTTCGTTGTCGTTAGAAGCTCTTGGGTTCATATCAGTCTTAGTACCGAACTTACCAAAGAAAGGTATGTTCATTGACTTAAAGATTTTGATACCAGCAATTTCGATAATGCCTTGTCCGGACTGTAAGGCTGAACCTTGTACGTCACGGTTGATAAGACCATTAGAACCTATGTCTTGGATAAGAGCATAGTACTGTCTTGGGTTAAGAACAGCTACACGTCCATCACCTGAAACGCCTTTTTCATCCATTGTCGCAGCAGCGTCATAGAAAGCATTTACTAAGTGACCAGCGTTGTAAGCATCAGCAGCAACTGTACTGTTGGCAGCACCAACTTTAACTACAGAACCACCTGGCTCTACGAATCCTGACATGGATACTGGAGAAGGCTGTCTTGCAGCTTTAGTGATTGCTCTGAAAATTCTACGGTCATAGTTCTCAGCTAGTGCATATCCGATCTTACGAGAGATTTCTCCTCTTAAATCGTAGTGAGCAAGTGTCTCATCTAATTCATAAACGAAAGCACTTGAGATTAATAGATCATCACAAGTGATAGTCTTCTCAGCTACTGGAGGTGTTTTCTCATCGTTACCCAGAATGCTCTGGCCTGGAACATGGAACTCAGCTTTTGTGCGCCCTGTGTAGATAAACTGCAATGATTTGCCGTTTGTCAAAGTACGCTTAGTAACTAAATCCCTTGCAATTGTATTGTGTTGGAAGCCTTTAAACATCTCACCTGAGAAAATTTTAAGGTATAAGGCTCTCCTCTCGGCAGCTGTACCAAGTCCTGTTAGTGCACCATTATTGGCACCACCATAAATAGGACCATTGGCAGTAGCTGTTGTGGCTTGTTGTGCCATTGTCTTTATTAATTATTAAGGTATATTTACTTGTCTCTTCACGTGAAAAGGTATGAGTCTTAGTTGGACTCATTTGATTTTGTGGTCTATCCCACCGTCTAGACGGCTGATTGGTATCCTCCTTAGAGGGCAAAAAGCCAAATTGAGTAGGGAGGATTCGCACCTCCCCAAAGATCTACTTGATTACTCTTTTGTAAGCAACGCCACGATATACGAAAGTAACTTCTTTCATGGTTATCTCCATATACTAAGCCCCGTTCCATGCTTAGTTCTCATGCGTCCCCGAAGGGATGAACGGACGTGTCGTTATTTTTTAGTTGTTTTTTTCTTTACTGGTTTCTCTTCAACAATAGGTTCTTCTTTTCTACCTGTTGTTGTCTCTTGCCAGCGTCTTACGTTTGCAGTCATATTAATAAGAAGGATCACCTTCTGGTTCTTTTTTATATGCAGCTTCTAACTGCTCTTTCCTAAATTCTTCAATAAGTTTTTCTGAATCTTCTGGATCATATGAACTGACTCCAGCTTTCATGTTTGAGTTTTGATGTGGCATATTATTCCAGTGGCGAATTACTCCACCACATATAAATAAATTAGTAATTAACGTTAAGTAAATTAATATCTTCTCAACCAAGTTGTGGTGCGGTGAGGGCAACTTCTGTGGATCTAACACTAGCTAAATCGAGTGGGAAATTATGAGCGTTACGCTCGTGCATTACTTCCATACCTAAACTCTGTCTGTTAAGAACATCAGCCCAAGTAGGGATAACATTGCCACTAGCATCAACTACTGATTGGTTAAAGTTAAAACCATTGAGGTTAAAAGCCATAGTGCATATACCCAT